TTTGTCTTAGGTGCAAGTCCAAACGGGCGAGTTAAGTGTGAAGAAATTCCGAATAGAACTAGCAAGAGTTGGACTCTTTGATAATCCAGTAGTCTATTATTCCCTGCGACTGATTAAATTCAATTCAATCTCTTTACTTTTAATTATTTTTTTAATTTTGCCCTGAGTCAATTAAAAAAAAAGCTAAAAGCCAAGCGTGGTAAAAGTTTCGAGTTTTTTTGGAAAATATTCCAAAAATTTTTTCAAAACCCCTTGACATATCCAAAGTACCACGGTAATATAGAGACATGGATAAGCAATCTAGCTTATCTGGCACCTAGAAAATTTAAGAGGGTTGTAATCATGACACAACAAACGCACGGCGTTAACGATACAACAGACGACGAAACTGTTTTACAACAGGCTTTAGCAAGCAAAAGAGCGATAGAAGAAATCTATGATTCTTTGTTTGAAAAAGTAGAAAAAGTTTTGGCTAAGTATCCAGTGCTTTAATTTTTTGCATTGTTTTGGGGTTTTGAAAAAAAACTTTAAAAAATTTTTCAAAACCCCCTTGACATATCCAAAGTACCACGGTAATATAGAGATACAAGGGGTTGAGAACACCACAGAGCGCCCCGAAGGAAATTGCAACCATGACTAACGAAACTATTTACAGTATTGACGATTTGTTTGATGGAATTAAGGTTGAGTTTGCGGATGATGATTTAGGAGAGCCTGATTATCAGGTGTCTGCTGAAGAAGATGAGTTTATTTACGAGATGCTTGAGGGAAATGTCGCTGATGATGAAGATTTTTTAAATCAAATCTATAGCGAACTGTACGGAGAATAGGGTTTTTGTGACCTAGGTAAGTCGAAAAACTGCCTAATTTCGATATTTCGATACATTCACATTTAGAGGTTTATTATGTTGTTTGCAAGTAAAATCAATCAAGTCTCGACAACGATTGCTAACATTTCTCAAGAGATTGAGGATTTACAGAAAAAAATTGAATGGCTACGGAGTGAAAAGCTTGAGTTAGAACAGTACCAGCAGCAGTTAGGAAGTGCCGAAAATGCAGCAGAAAGTGCGATCGAGCAGATCAAGACCGCTTTGATGATGATCAATGCGATTAGTCCGACGGAAGTGCAAACATTTAAGGGTGCGATCAATTCTCTGTTCGATTGTGAGCGTCCGCAGTTGGCGGCTTGCAGTGAGCCTGTCGAATCTGATCCCGAACCAGAACCGGAGCCAGAACCGCCCAGTATTGAAGCTGAGGCAGTAGTTGAATCGGAATCTTTTACTGGGGAATTCCCTATTGAGACTAAGGACGCAGATCCACTTGCTCCAATCGAAATCGAGGAAAATGATCCTTATACAATTCGTGATGATTTAAAAGCTACTACGGCACTATTTCACTTAAGGATTAATCACCTTCGCACCCTGTGCAAACAACGCGGACTAAGCGCATCTGGAAATTCTGGCGATTTGCGGCGGCGCATACTCGCTGACAATATTACGGCGCAGGAGGTGGATGATTTTCGTTCGAGTGTAGCGTAAAAGTAATAAAGCAGGTAGTTTTAACTACCTGCTTTATCTAAATTTTAGAGGTTCAAATGACAATCGTTAAGGCAAAATTTGACACTTTTCTCAAAAAGATTCCGAACCAAGCTTCTAGCTTAAAAGCTGAAGATTTAATTTTTGCGGAGAAAGATCGCACTTATCCTGTCGATCAGGTCTTGAGTCAGTCGGGATTGCATATTCAGATTAAGCTTGGCTACGGCGCGGGTATTTGGTGGCTATTTAAGCCGCACTGGGATTTGTCTGCTTTGCCTAATACTTCGGTGGTCACGGCGGTTTTTCGGCTTCCTCTTTCTGTGAATCGATCTTCTAAGTTGATTGAAGGCCATTTAAATTTTTATCGAGGTGGCAATGTAGAGATAGGTGTGGGTGCGACCAGTGGCGCAATCGGGTATCAGTATCGGGGAGCGGAAAAAATTAGAGGCAAAGGGCAAATACCAGAGGGTCGTCTGTGGAAGATCAGTACTGGGGGTTATTGGCTTGATACGAGGGGAATTGAAGGAATGTTTTACCACATTACCCCTGACCCCTACAAAGGTGATGGATTTGTAAGGGCGGAAATTGGCTTGCATCGAGATGCTAATGCGCCGGGTAGTGCTGGATGTATTGTGGTTACAAATAGCCAAATGTTTAATGGCACTATCGTGCCTTATCTTGCGGCTTTACGTCGGGAGCAAAAATCGATTGATTTAGCGGTCGAGTATAAATAGCAAACGCTCCGAACATTACAAAAGTAAGGGGATTTTTAAAATTCCCTTTTTTGCTTGTATAAACAAGCTAAAGCTCTTAAACTAAAGATAGTTTACCCTTTTTCTTGCCATGCCTAGCATCCGTGACAAGATCGACTATTTAACCGCCATTGCCGAGCAACGTCCCCTAACTCGCTCTGATTTTTCTGCTTCCAGTGAGATTCTTTATGGTAAAAGCCGTTCTGCCCCAAGCCACGCCAAAAGATCAGAGCTTGCTATAAGAGCCTCTGATCTACGCTCAAAATCAACCCCACCGCCCCGATTTAGCCCTGGGGAGGTTGAGGTGATTAGGGAATTGTATGAAAGCGGCGGGGTTGATTATGAGGATTTGAGAAATTGGTTAGGAGTGGCTAAAAGTACGATCTGTCACGTGATTGCAAGGAAAGGGGCTTACCGGCGCAATTTTGCCACGGACTATTAATGCCTACTTCTTTTGAAATTGCCAAACAGACAGGGATTCCAGATCGCACGATTCGGTATTGGCAGGCGCAGGGAATTGTGCCTAAGTCAGGAGAAATGCTCGAAATTCTGACTGCAATAATTGCTCACTATCAAAAAGAAAATAATTCTAACAAGGAAAAAAAGGGCGCTCTCTACGAGGAGGAAGTGCGTTTAACTAGGGCGCGGGCTGATAAGGTAGAGTTAGAAGTCGCTGAAAAAGAAGGCACTTTAATTAAAGTGTCGGAAGTGGTAAAAGTTTGGTCCGATTATATTCTTGCTTGCCGAGCTAAGTTGCTGTCAGTGCCCACAAAATTAGCTTACGAATTAGCTGGAGAAAGCGATCCTTTGGCTATAGAAAGTATATTAAGAGAGGTAATCGATGAAAGTTTAGGGGAATTAGCGAGGCCAGAATTTGAAGGAAGCCCAGCAGCTACTAATCCAGACGGCGACGGCGTTTCAGCCACCGCCGAGGTTGACGCTGAGTGAGTGGGCTGATGCTTACCGGCGATTATCCCCGGAAAGTAGCGCCGAACCGGGCCAGTGGCGGACGGCACGAACTCCCTATCTTAAGGAGATTATGGACTCCATTGGCACTTGTGAGCGGGTGGTATTTATCAAATCATCTCAGGTGGGGGGGACGGAATTAATTAATAATTTGGTGGGGTATTATATTCACCAGGATCCGGCTCCGATTCTCAGCATTAATCCTACTTTGGAAATGGCCGAAACGTGGTCAAAGGATCGGCTAATGCCCATGTTGCGAGATTCCCCGGCTCTGGTGGGAAAGATTGACAATCGATCGCGTAAATCAGGAAACACAATTTTGACTAAAAAGTTTCCGGGGGGACACATAACTATGGCGGGGGCTAATTCCCCCTCTAGTTTGGCCTCTCGTCCTGTGCGGGTTGTAGTTTGTGATGAAGTGGACCGTTATCCTTTTAGTGCGGGATTTGAGGGCGATCCAGTGGAGCTGGCGGTTAAACGGACGACGACTTTCTGGAATCGGCGTGTGGTACTGGTCTCCACGCCGACGATTCGAGGGGCATCTCGGATCGAGAGCGAGTACGAGCGATCGGATAAGCGTCGCTATTTTATCCCCTGTCCTCACTGTGGCTATGAGCAGCATTTAGTTTGGGGTCAAGTGAAATGGGAACCGGGAGACCCAGAAGGAGCTTGGTATGAGTGTATTGATTGCGGCAAGAAAATTGAGCATCGTCATAAGCAGGCTTTCTTAAGGGCTGGTCGCTGGGTTGCGACGCAATCTGGCTCAAAAGTGGCTGGATTTCACATCAATGAGCTTTATTCTCCCTGGAAATCTTTTGGGGATGTGGCCAAGGATTTTCTTAAGGCTAAAGATGATCTGCAATTGCTTAAGGTGTGGGTCAACACTTCTCTGGGTGAATCTTTTGATGAGGCCGGGGGCGAGGGGATTGAGTGGCAGCATTTAAGCAATCGGGCCGAACCCTATCAACCCCTGACGGTTCCCCACGGGGGACTGTTGGTTACGGCGGGAATTGATGTGCAGGGAGACCGACTATCGGTGGGGGTTTATGCTTGGGGTCCGGGTGAGGAAAGCTGGTTAATTTATTCGATCGAGCTTTACGGCGATCCGACCGAGGCAAAGGTTTGGGAGGATTTAGATGTTTTGCTTTTATCAAAGTTTACTCATGCAGGCGGGTCTGAGTTGGCAATTACGGCAGCGGCGATCGATTCTGGTTTTAAGCCAAATGAGGTTTACAATTTTGTTCGTCGTCGGGCTGGGCGTAATCTTTATGCGGTTAAGGGGATGTCCACGGCCGGCAAGCCAGTGATTGGTAAACCTACTTATCAGGAAGTCACTTATAAGGGTCAGGTGCTTAAAAAAGGTGTCCGGTTGTGGCCCGTGGGGTCTGATACTGTCAAGGGGATTATTTACAGTCGCTTGCAATTAAAAAATTACGGGCCGGGCTATATCCATTTTCCCATTGGCTTAGATTCAGAATACTACGAGCAGTTATGCGCTGAAAAGCTACAAACTAAGTACGTCAAGGGTTTTCCGCGTCAAGAGTGGGTTAAAATTCGCTCTCGTAATGAGGCACTTGATTGCTTGGTTTACGCTTATGCGGCCGCTACTGCTTTGGGGATTGCGCGGATCGATTGGAATAAATTAAGGGAGTCTTTGACCCCGCAAATTGAGGAAAAACTGGAGGAAGTTGTGGACGTGCCAAAGGTTCGAGAGCAGAATAAATTTCAGTACCCGAGATCCAAAAAGGGCAATTTTGCTAGTAGTTGGTAAGTATTATGTTGATTGTTCCTAAGTCTATTACTATTGGTGATCGCTTGATTTGGCGGCACCGCGACCTGCGGGGACTTGACCCCGAAACAGGAAACTTTGTGAATTTTGACCCAGCAATTTATCAGTTGAGCTGGTCGTTTTGCGCCGTAGGTTCGATTAATGGCGATTCCAGTTTCGATGTAATTGCCACTAATGATAATGGCGAATTTTTGACGATTGTTAATAGCACTAACTTATTAGGCGCGGGAACTTACTATTATCAGGCTTATATTACTAAAAATCTTTTCAGAAGAACTATTCAGTCGGGGGCTGTGGAAGCGGTAATAAATTATGCCGCTTCTCCCGATTTCGATGGGCGCAATCAATTGGAAAAGGATCTGGAGATTATTAACCAGGCAATTCGAGCGGTAGTGTTGGGGGGAGTGCAATCTTACTCGATCCAGGGGCGTTCCTTGTCTAAATTATCTTTGCCCGACTTAATGTCTTTGCGAGATAGTTATCGGGCTGAATTGCAAAGAAAACAATCAGCAGAAGCGGTTTTACGGGGGGAAGCTAATCCCCGGCGGGCTTTTGTACGGTTTGGAAAATAATAAAAACCCCCTAAGGAGGGAGCTTTTTAGATGACAAATAGATTAACCTGCAAGCCTTTTAGCCGCAACGTTAAAGACAGTCTAATTATAGCAGTTTAAAAAGTTAATTGCGATAGGTCGTTTTTTCGGCTTTGCTAAAAGGTGATTATTGCCACTCTTATCTTGCCATGTAATAAATTCTGCTGGTGGAATACTAATTCCAGCTAGGTATTTTCTGTAATTCAATTTTCTATTTTTTAGTAATTGAGTATCCATTAAATTCTCCAAATTATTTTCTGACTTTATTTTGCCTTAAATATCGCTAACCAGAGGTGGACGATATTTAAAAGGATGCGTGATGGGGAGATTAGCAGACATATTCCACCGCTTCCAAGCAAGATAGCCTTTAATGGCATCAAGTGCGCTGTAGGCAATCCATCAATCTTTGAAATTTTTGGCATCCGATTACCTGACTTGATTTCCTTGATGGTGAGGGATAGAGTCGGGAAATCAGTGGCAAAATGTGGCACGCAACCCTGTCAATCAATCTTGCAAAAGCCTAAATAATTTAGCCGTATTGATAAATTCCATTATTTTTTATTGCCGGATCCGACTGCTGATAAATTCCATTGATTTTAATGAAAGGTACTGCAAGTTGATAAGCTCCATTGACCTTAACGTAACTTTGAGTAAATTGAATTAAATCAATAATGGGAATTTGTCCAATTTCTATTGTTGCGGGATCAAATAAACGCCGTGAAGCCATACGATTACTCCCCAAAAAAAAGAGAACCTGAAACAGACTGAGTGCCTGTCCCTGGACATAAAAAAACAGACAAACAAGCGTTTGGGAAGATTTTGCAAAGGCTTCCAATAAATCCCCCAGTACTTACAGCGTCAATCGGCTGACTGAATGACACCGACATCATAGCCAAAGGCTTAAATAATGCCACCCCAAAATTACCAGACGTACCAGTGCTGGCTGATAAAGTTACCGACTTCACTTGCCGCACACCAGTATCTCCAGGAGCAAGAGGTATCAAATGTGTTCTACCCGGGCTTCGATCACTTCCAGAAGTAGAGGAAGGGAAAGATATCGGAGGGCTAATTTGCTCCGATATCCCATTTTGATTGATATAATTAATCGAAGCTGTAGAAACTGTGCCTCCTATAGCTGTCCAAATAATTAAGCCAGCAAATACCCCTTCCCCATTTGCATATCTTGTTAGGGGTGCTGATGGCAAATTTGTGGTTTGCTCTGTGGTCAAAACCGCATTTAGCCCGCCAGAAATATTAAGCAAATCTGCCAAGATCAAAGTGTGTGTTCCTAGAGAATTAAATTGGCCTCCCAGCAACAACAACTCACTTGTGCCTAATAAATTATTATTTATCCCATGCAGGCTGGTATTATCTAGCGCAATACTTGAAGAAGGAATAGAAGCCGCAGTAGGAAAAAATCTGGAGATAAATATTAATCTAGAAGAATTTGCCTGCGTTGTTATATTAGCTTGAAAATGTTCTGCATTTTGCGGAGAGATTTGGCTAAGATAATCTTGATAATTATTAATAGGCATTTTTATTTCTCCACAAAAGCCAAGCATCCAACAATTTCTGGGGCAGTTGCCACTCCCGCTCGAAACATATAAGAAAGACAAGCATTCGGGTGGATCGCCGGGATGCCTGGCAACCCCGTCGTGTAATCGCGCCAACCCATCACCCCTGCCAAAGCTATAGACTGCCAAGATATCGGCATCGCAAGGGTGATGCCAAAATTACCAGCCGTGCCAGTGCTGGTTGATAAAGCAATTTTTTCAATTGCTCTGATTCCGGTATCCCCTAAAGCTAAAGGAATTCTTTGTGTGCGAGTCGCTTCTCGAAATCCAGTTCCTCCGATATTAATGGATGATACTCTTTCTGGTACACCTGCTTGATTGGTGTAGGTCATAGTCAAGTTGGAACTGGTTGTGCCAACTTGACTATAGATTTCGTAAAAAGCAATATTTCCAAGTCCATTCGTATTTCGCGTCAGAGCGGTAGAACCTTGAATCGGCTGATCCGTGGTTATTGCAGCGCTCAATCCTCCTATATGAAACAAGCGATCATACAGAAGATAAATTCCAGCAACAGTAGAGGTAATTCCAGCCTGAATTAAAAATTTTTCCTGCGAGTCGCTAGGAGCAAAAAAAGGCATCGACCCAATCATCGATCGGACTGGAATTTCGGCAATTGTGGGAATAGCCCCACCACTCGGAAGTCCGTCGTATTGCCACAAAGAATGATCCCTCCCGGCGACTGGTACTGCGGCACTGGCTCCCCCGAATCGTGGAACTTTATGGAAAAAAAGATTATCGGGATTGCCATTGTTGCCCCCCGATTGCCTATTAATTAAATCTGATAACCCACTTAAAGCGGCCATAATTCTCTCGCAGATACAAACTCGTGAACTTCGGCTATAAAAATTGATAAATTCAAGAAATTAACCGGACTGGCTACGATTAGCCTTGAATCTGGTAAAAATTGAGGCAAAATCTCAACACCTTCATCTTTATACCATTTGCAATGCCAGTCGCCCGCATCGGATTGAAAAGTGTAAGATTCTACTGTTGCTATGATTTTCATAATGTTTATCGAAGGGATTAAGTTAGGTGGAAATTTGAAAATACAGGGATCCATCCGGATATCCATCGCTATTATTAGGAGCCGCAGTTCCGTAGGTAATAATTGGAATGGTTGGTTTCCCGGAAATATTAGCCCAAGTCATGTAATTTGATACCCATCGGGATGTGGCAATGCTATCTAAGGTGTCAATTGGTCCGAGATACTCTTTCATGCACTAAGCTAATAATTTGGCTACAAAACCATTTACGGGGGGTACTGCTGTAGAAGCAAAGGTTAAGCGAATCGAAGTATTACTTAATCTTTCTGTGAATACGCCTACAGTATCTCTGTTGCCGCTATTACGAATTACTTCTACACTGGGATTAGTATCAGTCAGCGTGTGTGTAATCACAAAAACTGTATTAGTCCCATCTCCAAAAGGATTAGTAGTTACTGATCGCCGTTTTCCAGACCAACTGGCAAGCAAGGAAGGTGTAACATATTTGGCTGTGTCTGTTCCCGCTTCTAGTTCGGCTAAAGTAGCACGCTGTACTTTACCCGACGTGGTTTCACTTGCGTCAGGAATTCCGGACCCATGAGCCTGCCAGACTACAGAAGAAGTTCCCAATGTCACGGACTGAGTAATCTGCCTGTAAGTCACTCCGTTATCAGTATTTCCACTACCAGAAGCTACCGTAACAATGGCATTTCTCAGTTCGGCTCCTGTACTAGCGTCAGCAGTGCGGGTAGCTGGAACAGAAGCTCCGTTCCAATTGTACAACCCGTTCTCTGTGTTATTAGTTTGATTAGCGGCAATAAAGCGAGAATTGGCTAAAGTCATAGTCACCCCACCAATTACCGATCCAGGGGCATTTAAATTGATATTTGATGGGGCAGAAGCGAATACTGCATCCTTATAATCAAACCCTTCCAGAAGAGCATTTACAGTACCAAAATTAACTAAATCGTTAGGATTTTCTGGAGCAACGGAAGCTCGAATTTTTCCTTTAAATTCAGTGTCGGACCAAAATTCAATAAAAGTCATAATTATCTCGATAGAATTGCGTAACCACTAAAGGGACTACTAAAAATAATTTGAGTAGTAGAAAGCGAAAGATTTTGTATAAAAGCTTCTACTCTTACTCCTCCTGAACTAAAAACCTGAGTCTGTGGCTCAAAGTTTAAATTGTGAACGATTGTCCAGATTGCAGACGGAGTAGCTTGGGTGTGCTTATAAAAAGCACTCCCGTCTCCTGGTAAGCCAGGATCGCCTTTATCACCTTTATCGCCTTTAATAAAAACAGTTGGGTCGCGTTGAACAAAAACGGAAGTTTTTGCTCGAATTACAACCTGACCGTTTTCAATAATATAACTGCTCATGCTGTCACCGTCACTCGATCGCTTACTTCGACTAGACCCTCAGAAACAGCAAAAACTTGAGTTAAATAAAAGGGATTTTGTAGCACAATGTCGTATTCCCATAAATTTGTGGGCATGGTTGCGAGAACGGCTAAAGTTTGTATAGAGGTGAGAAAAGGAGCAATTCGGCTGTAAACCCCGACAATTTGCCCATTTTCAACTTTATCAGCTAAAATTATTGGCTCAAAACCAAATTCAGCTAATAATTTTCCCCCTGCTTTTGTTCGTATTTGTCCCAAAGGATTCCACAAAGTAAAATCTCCAGGAAAAAAAATTTCTAACGGACCCCACGACGCGCCGCGTTCAATTTTGTTTGAGCCAATTAAAGGAATGTTAACAGGGGGATACATTTGACAAGATAAAAAGCTATAGAAATTTTACCACACGAATATGCTAACAGCTACTCAACCTAATTTTAAAATCGCATCCTATCTACTCTTAAAAAGGTTTGAGAGTAAATTAAAGAAAATTCTCCGTGGGGAATTCCCCACCGACACTGCATGGCTTGGTGGTGGCCGTTTGGCAAAAAAGAAGAAAGGAAAGAGCAAAAACGGATTTATCAAGGGGCGATTTATAATCGCCTAACTTCTGATTGGCTTGCTTCTTCTACCAGTGCCGATAGTGAGATAGTTTCCAGTATCCGAACTCTCAGAAATCGTGTTCGCAGTCTTTGTCGTGATAACGATTATGCTAAGGGCGCGGTTCGGACGATTTGTAACAACATTGTGGGAAAAGGTATCCCCTTACAAGCTAAGATTAAGCAAAAACGCGGCGAGAAATACGATGAGCGCATAAATAAGGAAATTGAAGCACTTTGGGAAGAATGGGGAAGTGCGGAATTTTGCGATTGTGCCGGCAAATTAGATTTTTCTGATATTGAAAGATTGGCGATGCGATCGCTAATAGAATCGGGGGAAGTATTAATCAGATTAGTGCGTAAGAGCTTTGATGATTCGCCGGTGCCGTTGGCTTTGGAGTTGATTGAATCAGATCAATTGGCCGATGATCAATGGTCTGGCACGGCGGAAAATGGCAATGAGATCAGGATGGGGGTAGAGGTTGACAAATGGGGACGACCCGTCGCTTATCACCTTTACGAAAAGCATCCAGGGGATTTTCAGTTTACCAGTTCGGTAGGACAACGGTTAATTAGGGTTCCAGCCAGCGAAATTATTCACCTGTTTATTTGCGATCGTCCAGGGCAGACCCGTGGGGTTCCCTGGTTCCATAGTGCCTTGACTACTTTTCGGCACGTTGGGGGGTACACAGAGGCTGAGTTGGTGGCAGCCCGGGCGCAGGCGGCGGTGATGGGATTTATTACTACGCCAGACACGGATGTTTATGCTCCAGAAGAAATGGCAGGCCAGCGCGTGACCAGTTTGGAGCCAGGGGCGATCGAGGTTTTAAATCCAGGAGAATCTTTCGAGGGATTTGCCCCCACCCGTCCCAATCAGGGGTTTGATGCTTTTATCAGGATGATGCTGCGGGGGGTGGCGGCGGGGATTGGGCTATCCTATGAGGCTTTAAGTCGGGATTTCTCTAATACCAGTTACTCCTCGGCCCGAACATCTCTGATGGATGAGAGGGATAATTATCGGGTGATTCAATCGTGGTTAATCCGGCGATTGCACAAAAGAATTTACAAAAAATGGTTAGATTTGGCGGTTTTGTCGGGTTCTTTAAAAATTGGTGATTATGAATTAAATCGGCGATTTTATCAA